GAACGCTGCGGCTACAAAGAAACTAGCTATATTTGATGCTTTTGAGATACTCACTCGCATAGAAGAGGAGAAGAGTATGATAAATGATACTGAAAATGCTAAAGAAAAACCTTTTAGAGGTTTTGCTGAAGGGAGATCTAAATGATGTACGAGCAAACATTAGTAAAAAAGCTGAACGATTATATTAAGCCATCAGTTATAAAAAAAAATAACAGACACAAGAGGTGGGATTATGGTTACAATGCTGATCACGATATAGTTATAATAAGTAAAGATGGTACTTTAGGTGAAGTAATACAAATACAAAACCTAGTTATAGGTTTGCCATCTGAGCCTGAGAAAGTTTATAAGCGTTCAAACAAGAAGGCAGAGCAGAAGTGGGAAAAGTTAAACTATCCTAAAGAGCTATTAAAAATAAAAAGCGTGTTTGACTGGGAGAAATATCCTAACGCGTTTAAAGAGAAATGGTATGACTATATTGATGAAGAGTTTAAAAGACGTGAGGAAGGTTTTTGGTTCAAAAACAATGGTGTTGCTAATTATATTACTGGCACTCACTATATGTTCTTGCAGTGGTCCAAGATTGATGTTGGGGCAGCAGACTATAGGGAATCAAACAGACTATTCTTTATATTCTGGGAAGCTTGTAAATCAGATGTTCGTTGTTACGGAATGTGCTATCTTAAGAACAGACGGTCAGGGTTTTCTTTCATGGCCTCAGGCGAAACGGTTAATCAAGCTACAATATCAACAGACTCCAGATTCGGCATTTTATCAAAGTCTGGTCAGGATGCAAAAAAGATGTTTACAGATAAGGTCGTACCCATCTCAGTTAACTATCCGTTCTTCTTCAAACCAATCCAGGACGGTATGGACAGGCCAAAGACGGAGCTTGCGTACAGGGTCCCGGCCTCCAAACTTACGCGAAAAAAACTTGACGAAGGTATCGCCTCCGAAGAAAGACAAGGGCTCGATACGACGATCGACTGGAAAAACACCGGGGACAACTCGTACGACGGGGAAAAATTAAAACTATTAGTCCACGATGAAAGTGGTAAGTGGGAAAGACCTGATAATATACTAAACAATTGGAGGGTTACTAAAACTTGTTTACGTTTAGGTAAAAGAATAGTAGGAAAGTGTATGATGGGTAGTACATCGAATGCTTTAGAGAAAGGTGGTTCTAATTTTAAAAAATTATATTATGCTTCAGACGTCAGGGAGAGAAACCGCAACGGACAGACTAGCTCAGGATTATATAGTTTGTTCATACCTATGGAATGGAATTACGAAGGATTCATCGATGCTTATGGAGTACCTGTATTCGATACGCCAAGTAAAGAAACTGTCGATCCAAGCGGTGAATTAATAACCACAGGAGTAATAGAACATTGGGAAAATGAAGTAGATGGTTTAAAAAGTGATCAAGACGGTTTAAACGAATACTACCGTCAGTTTCCAAGAACAGAAAAACATGCTTTTAGAGATGAAGCAAAATTATCTCTATACAACCTAACTAAGATATATGAACAGATAGATTTCAATGAAGAGGTTAGAAACAAGAGCTTAGTAACAAGAGGTAGTTTCCAATGGAGGGGCGATGTTAAAGACACTATGGTTGAATTTAAACCAAACAATAATGGTAGATTTTACGTGTCTTGGATTCCATCTATGAACTTGCAAAACAATGTTATTATAAAAAATGGTCTTAAATATCCTGGTAACGAGCATATAGGCGCTTTTGGGTGTGATAGCTACGATATATCAGGAACAGTAGATAAAAGAGGATCTAATGGGTCTTTGCATGGTTTAACTAAGTTTAATATGGATAATGCTCCATCTAACATGTTTTTTTTAGAGTATATAGCTAGACCGCAAACAGCTGAGATATTTTTTGAAGATGTTTTAATGGCATTACATTTCTATGGTATGCCAATACTAGCAGAGAATAATAAACCTAGATTACTATATTATTTAAGAAGAAGAGGTTATAGAAACTTCTCTATAAATAGACCTGATAAAGCATATAACAAATTATCTGTAACTGAAAAAGAAATTGGTGGAATACCAAACTCTAGTGAAGATATTAAACAAGCCCATGCAGCTTCTATAGAAACATACATAGAAGATCATGTTGGTTATACTGGAGAAGGTTATGGACAAATGTACTTTCAAAGAACACTTGAAGACTGGGCAAGATTTAATATAAATAATAGAACAAAGCATGATGCTACGATAAGTTCTGGACTTGCTGCTATGGCTTGTAATAAAAATAAGTATTCACCAGTATACATAACACAAAAGAAAAAAGTGCAATTATCTTTTAATCGATATGACAACAACGGAAGTATTTCAAAAATAATAAAATAAATGATTTATACTAACACAAACAGTTCTTTCCCTAGTCAGGTAGTACCAGACGCAGAAAAGCAAACCTTAGAATATGGTTACGCTGTAGGTAGAGCTATTGAAAATGAATGGTTCAAGGGTGATAGAGGTACTAATATTGGTGGTAGATTCGCAAGCAATTGGCAATACTTTCACAAATTAAGATTATACGCCAGAGGAGAACAATCCGTGCAAAAGTATAAAGATGAATTATCTATAAACGGTGATTTAAGCTATTTAAATCTAGACTGGAAACCTGTAGCTGTACTGTCTAAGTTTGTTGACATTGTTGTTAATGGGATGACAGATAAGGGATACGAAATAAAGTCGTTTGCTTCAGATCCTTTCGCTGTAAAAGAAAGAACACAACACGCCTCTGATTTAGCTGAAGATGCTTTTTCACAAAACTTAATACAAGAAGCACAGCAAAATTTTGGAATTGACTTAAGTAGAACTAATGTACCTAAAGATCAATTACCTAAAAGTAAGGAGGAACTTGAGTTACATATGCAACTAACATATAAGCAGGCTATAGAAATAGCTGAAGAAGAGCTTATAAACAATGTGTTAGATTATAATAAGTATGAAGAGGTAAAGAAAAGAGTAGCATACGATTTAGTAGTATTAGGTGTTGGAGCAAGTAAAACTGATTTTAATTTAGCTAATGGAGTTACTGTTGATTATGTAGATCCAGTTAACTTGGTTTACTCATACACTGAAGACCCTAACTTTGAGGATATATATTATGTAGGTGAAGTAAAAAGTGTTTCGTTGGAGGAAGTTAAAAAACAATTTCCAGACTTAACAGATGAGGATCTTATAGAGATACAAAGATTTCCAGGTGACTCTAGCTATAATAGAAGTTTCAATGGCCAAGACGGTAACTACGATAACGTACAAGTACTTTATTTTGAATACAAGACATATAGTAATCAAGTATTTAAAATAAAACAAACAGATCAAGGTTTAGAAAAAGCTTTAGAAAAAGACGATACTTTTGATCCACCCGAAAGTGATAACTTTAATAGAGTTAGTAGATCTATAGAGGTATTATATAGTGGTGCTAAGATATTAGGCTATGAAAAAATGCTAAAATGGGAGTTAGCAGAAAATATGACTAGACCTTTTAGTGATCAGACTAGAGTTAATATGAACTACACTATATCTGCTCCTAGGATGTATAAAGGTAGAGTTGAAAGTATAGTCAGTAAGACTATTGGTTTTGCTGATATGATACAATTAACTCATTTGAAGATACAACAGGTATTAGCGCGTATGGTGCCAGACGGTGTCTTTGTGGATGTAGATGGATTAGCTGAGGTTGATTTGGGTAACGGAACAAACTATAATCCGCAAGAAGCTCTTAATATGTACTTCCAAACTGGTAGTATTGTTGGTAGATCATTAACACAAGATGGTGATCCTAATAGAGCTAAAGTGCCTATACAAGAACTACAAACATCGTCAGGTATGAGCAAGATACAAGCGCTTATACAAACTTATCAGTATTACTTACAAATGATAAGAGATGTTACAGGGCTTAATGAAGCTAGAGATGGTAGTCAACCAGCAAAAGACTCTTTAGTTGGTTTACAAAAACTAGCAGCAGCCGCATCAAACACAGCTACTAAACACATACTTCAATCATTAATGTATATCACTGTTAGGATATGTGAGAATATAAGTCTAAGAGCGGCTGATATGTTGAACTTCCCTTTAACTAAAAACGCTTTAATGAACTCTATAAGTAGTTTTAATGTAAACACTTTAGAGCAAGTGGAAAAACTAAACATGCACGAGTTTGGTATATTCTTGGATTTAGAGCCTGATGAAGAAGAAAAACAAATACTAGAAAGAAATATACAGATAGCATTACAGTCTGGAGGTATTGACCTTGAAGATGTTATAGATTTAAGACAAATATCTAATATTAAGTTAGCTAACCAAATGCTTAAAATAAAACGTAAGCAGAAAATGGAGGCTGATAGGAAAGCTCAAATGGAGAATATACAGGCTCAAGCTCAAGCAAATGCTCAGGGTGCTGAAAAAGCTGCTATGGCTGAGGTTCAAAAGCAACAAGCATTAGCTCAGACGACTCTTCAGATAGAACAAGGTAAATCTCAATTCGAGATGCAACGCATGCAAGCTGAGGCTCAAATTAAAAAAGAGCTTATGGCTGAAGAATTTAATTACAATATTCAGTTAGCTAAAGCAAGGGCTGATGCTGAAAAAGGAAAAGAAAAAGATATAGAAGATCGTAAAGACGAAAGAACTAGAATACAAGCTACACAACAATCAGAGCTTATAGCACAACGTCAGAACGATGAACTACCCAAGAATTTTGAGTCTTCAGGTTTTGACTCACTAGGTGGTTTCGGATTAGAACAATTCGACCCTAGATAAAAAAACTTTATTAATTTTATATTATTATATTATGTCAGAACAAACAGTAAAACAAGAGGGTGAATTTAAATTAAAAAAAAGAAAGACACCTAAAAAATTAGCTACACCAGATAACAATGTTACTAAGGTTAGCATGAAAGAACCTTTGATTGAGACAGAGCCAGAGGTTACAAAAGTGGTAATAAAAGAAGAAGAAGCGCCTGTAGTTGAAGAAACAGTGGTTACTAGTGAAGAGTCAAACTCGCCTATACAGCTAGTCGAAGAAGTTGAAGAAGAGGTTAAAGAAGTAGAGGCTGAATATAAAGAAGCTATTAGAGATGAAAAAGTAATTGGTAAACCTTTACCAGAAAACATCGAAAAGCTAGTTTCTTTTATGGAGGAGACTGGTGGTAACATAAATGACTATGTCAGGCTTAACGCTGATTACTCTAATGTAGATAACGAAACATTATTAAAAGAATATTATAAACAAACGAAACCTTATTTAGAAGGTGACGATATAAGTCTAATGTTAGAAGATTTTTCATATGATGAAGATATCGATGAGCAAAGAGACATACGCAAGAAGAAACTTGCATTTAAAGAAGAAGTTGCAAAAGCTAGAAACTTTTTAGAGGAAACTAAGAGTAAATATTACGATGAGATCAAGTTGAGACCAGGCGTAACTCAAGACCAACAAAAAGCAACTGACTTTTTTAACCGATATAACGAAGAGCAGAAAGCTGGTAAAGCAAAACACTCGGAATTTTTAAAACGTACTAATGAATTACTAACCGACGATTTCAAAGGTTTTGATTTCAATGTTGGTGAAAGTAAATTTAGGTACAGCGTGAAAAATCCACAAAAGGTAGCAGAAGCACAATCTGATATCTCTAACTTCATTGGGACGTTCCTAAATGACAAAGGAGAGGTTAAAGATACTAAAGGTTACCACAAAGCTTTATATGCTGCTAGAAACGCTGATACTATAGCACAACATTTTTATGAGCAAGGCAAAGCTGATGCTGTTAGAGATGTTATGGTCAAATCAAAAAACATTTCAACTGAACCTAGAAAAACTAGTAGTGGTGACGTGTTTATTAATGGTTTAAAAGTTAGAGCTATTTCAGGTGCTGATTCTTCAAAATTAAAAGTAAAAACTAGAAAATTTAACTAACAAAATTAAACAAAAATGAGTTTAAGTCCAACATTTGGTTCATTGAAACCATCTCAAAAACAAGAAATTTTAGATAGCAATTATCTAAAGTTTAACGACGGAGGTGCAGGTAATACTGATACTTTCGCACAACAATACTTACCAGAAATCTACGAACAAGAAGTAGAGCGTTACGGAAACAGAACTTTATCTGGATTCTTAAGAATGGTAGGTGCTGAAATGCCAATGACTTCTGATCAAGTAATTTGGTCTGAGCAAAATAGATTACATATCTCTTACGAAGGATGTACTAGTGGTGTAGCAGGAACAACAAGTACAATTACTATCCCAGTTGCTTTAAACCCAGCTGATCCTAAAGATTACGTTGCAAACGTTGTATCTCCTGGAGCTACTATCGTTGCTATGGATTCAACAGGTTTTGAAATCAAAGCTGTTGTAATTTCATCTAACTTAACAACTGGAGCTTTAGTTGTAAGTCCTTACTCTGCTGCAACCATCGCTGGTTTAGCTGCTACAGGTGTAAAGATTTTTGTATTTGGATCTGAATATGGAAAAGGTTCATCTACACCTAACTCTACTGTAAGCGCAGGAGCTGCTGACGGATATGTATCTGTAGATCCTTCTTTCACTCAATTTTCTAACTCACCAATCATCATCAGAAATAAATACGTTGTAAACGGATCTGATATGGCTCAAATCGGTTGGGTAGAAGTTGCTACTGAAGACGGAACATCTGGATATTTATGGTACTTAAAAGCTGAGTCTGAAACTAGACTACGTTTTGAAGACTACCTAGAAATGTCTGTAGTAGAAGGAGAAAAAGCTACAGGGGCTGGTGCTGGATCAGCTGCTGCTGCTGGGTATAAAGGTACTCAAGGTTTATTCGCTGCTATCGAAGATAGAGGTAACGTAAACGTAGGGTTTACTGCTTCTGCAGGTCTTGATACTTTCGATGATATCTTGAAAAATTTAGATACTCAAGGAGCTATTGAAGAAAACATGTTATTCTTACAAAGACAAACGTCTTTAGATTTTGACGATATGTTAGCTGCAATCTCTGGAGGTGCTCAAGGTGGTACTGCTTACGGATTATTTGAAAACTCTGAAGAAATGGCATTGAACTTAGGTTTCTCTGGATTCAGAAGAGGTTCTTATGACTTCTATAAGACTGACTGGAA